AATGTGTTTTTTTATTGGATTAAGCCGACAAGGTTGGCAAGAATATAGCGAGAAGCCTGATTTTTCTGACATCGTCAAAGAAATTGAAGATGTTATCTATTCTCAGAAGTTTGAGGGCGCAGCGGCTGATATGCTTAACTCTAATATCATTGCAAGAGAGCTAGGGTTATCTGACAAAGTGCAGAACGAACACACAGGCGCGAATAGTACAGCATTACCTGCGCCTGTATTTAACTTTAACCCGATTAAACCAAAAGATGATTAATTTTGAATACCCTGCAAAATTACATGAATCATTTGTTAATCTCACCACAAACAATTATGACGTTATTGTGTGGGATGGTGGGCGCGGTGGTGCAAAATCTCAAACTTTGGCTTGCATTGGTGTATCCGAATCATTTATTGATGATGGCGTTATTCTTTGCTGCCGAGAAATTCAAAAGTCAATCGCTGATAGCCTTTACGCAACCATAGTTAGTTGCATTTATAAATACAAACTAGAATCTTATTTTAAGATACTTCAAACCGAGATCACAAACCTTGTAACTGGTGCTCGTTTTATCTTTGCAGGGTTAAAAACAAACATCACCAGCATTAAATCGATTGATAAATTAAGAGTTGTTTTAACTGACGAAGCCGAAAACATAAGCCAAACATCATGGGATTATTTAAGGCCGACACCACGCTATGGCCAAGTAAGATTTTATATTGTGTTTAACCCACGATTCGAGCAAGACGCAACCTGGCAAGAATTTGTTGTTAAAAAAGATCAAAGAACATTACATATAACAATTAATTTTAATGATAATCCTTTTTTTCCTGAGTCGTTAGAACGTCAACGGCAGCGTGATTTAAGGGGAGATGCAGGGCGTTATCGTTGGATATGGGAAGGAAAGTTTTTAACCATATCTGATGCAGCCATTCTTGCTAAAAAGTTATCGATATTACATTTTGATGTTGATGAAAGTTATGGTACACCTTACATTGGCATAGACTGGGGTTTTAGTGTTGATCCTACAGCCGCAATTGAAGCATACACAAAAGACGATTGTTTATATATCAGAAACGCTTGTGCTAAAGTAGGATTAGAATTAGACGACACGGCAAACTATTTAAAAAACCACATTCCCAATATAGAAAAATATACATCAAGAGCCGATAACGCACGTCCTGAAACAATCAGCAAGGTTAAAAAAGAGATACCATTAATAAAAGCTTGTACAAAATGGAAAGGCTCTGTTGAGGATGGGGTTGCTTTTTTGCAATCTTTTAAGGCTATTTATGTGCATCCTGACGCTGAGTGTTGCTTTAGTGAGCTAAGTGCTTATAATTACAAAAGAGATGCAAACGGCGATCCTACAGCGATAATCGAAGATAGTAATAACCATTATGCTGATGCTTTACGCTATGCGATAGAGCCGTTACTCCGTAAAGACCCCGAAATTAGAGTAAGACGACTATGAGTAAAAAATGGTGGCAGTTTTGGAAAGAGCAAAAAAACGCTAACACATTAGGCGTGCTTATTCGTCAATCTGGTAACTTTACGTCTTATAATTTTGCTCAATTTGTACAAGAGGCTTACAGGCAAAATCCGACAGTTTACGCTTGCATACAGCAATATATTGGCGCGTTTAATGCTTGTCCTATTATTATTAAGCGTGGTGAAGATGTTGTAAATAACGATGCGTTAATGAAATTACTAATGCAGCCAAACGAACAACAGTCTTTTAGTGAGTTTTTAGAGCAAGCATTAATTTATTATTGGGTCGGTGGTGAAGCACCTATTTGGGGTGATGCGGTTATTCCCAGCCGATTACCTAAAGAAATATTTATTTTACGTCCTGATTATTTAACACCTATTTTAGCTCAAGGTTCAATGTCAAAGGTTGCACAATGGCAATACACAGCAAGCGACAACGACATACAATCAATGAATGTTTTGCCGTCTAATTTGATGATGTGGAAAGCATACGATCCTTTATGTCGTTATCGTGGCTCAAGTCCTTTGTTGCCATGTTCTTATGCTGTCGATCAATTAAACGAATATGCAAAATCAAACTATTCATTGCTTAAAAACGGTATGCAGCCAAGCGGCGCATTAAGCACCGAACAAAATATCGAAGATAATAGTTTTAGCCGATTAAAAGAACAATTTAATGAAACCTACGGCGGCAGCGCTAATAGTGGTAAGCCATTAATCTTAGAGGGTGGCCTTAAATGGCAGCCTTTCGGATTTACGATGCGTGATGCTGAGTTTTTGGGCGGTAAAACATCGGCTAAATTAGATGTGTGTGAGACATTAAAAGTGCCTCCGCAATTGTTAGGTATTGAGGGTAGTCAGACTTACGCAAACTATGAGCAAGCAAGGGCAGCTTTTTACGAAGATGCGGCAATACCACTATTCAATAATTTGTTAGCTAGTTTAAATCGTTGGCTCGGTTGGCGTGTTGGTTTAAAACCTACCGATATTATTTGTGTGGATATTGATGCTGTTTCAGCATTAGAGCCGAGACGAGCAGAACGCAATAAAACACTTGATACAATGCAGTCAATTAGCACCAATGAAAAACGTTTAGCCATGGGTTATGAGCCTGTGGATGGTGGTGATGTATTGCTAGTTAATAGCGGATTGATACCCTTAGAAATGGCAGGGGCAGACGTACCAACGATGCCGATATTATGACAAGAAATCAGAAGCTAAAATATGCAAGGGCTGTTTTATTGATGCAAGACCGCATTGCATTGAAGTATCAAAAAGATATTAAACGAGAATTAAAACTCACAGCGTCACAGCTTGCTGAATCCTATCGTATTAATCAATCTACTGTCGAATATCCACAAATACAAAACGAACATCAAAAACGCATCACTGAAATATTGCTTGAATTAGCTAAAGAGACATCCGACAAATTCAAGGTTTTTACGCTAAATGCAAAAAAGGATATGTTTAGCAATTATGTCGAAAATGGTATTTATAGTATGTTAGCAACTAACGTATTAACAACGGCGTCAACAGTTAGTGCTAACACTATAGCAATTGCCAGTGTTGTCATTATGCAATCAATGCGTGAGTCAGTTAATAAACCTAAAAACTCTCAACCTGATGTTATTGCTAAAAACATATCAAAAAGAGTGGGTGGCCAGTATTCAGTTAGCCGAGCCATGACAATCGCAAGAACGGAAACACACAAAGCAGCAAATACCGCACAGTATCACCGTGCAAGTGTAGCAGCTCAAGAATCGGAGCTAGAGGTTGTTGTGGAGTGGATTAGCACAAACGATGGCAGAGTTAGAGACGATCACAAACACGCTGACGGACAAACAAGGCCAATTGGTCAACCATTCAATGTAGGTGGTGAGCTGTTAATGTACCCGAGTGACCCGAAAGGCAGCGCGGCTAATGTTATTAATTGCCGATGTGTACTTGGTTATGATACTAAATAAAAAACCCATGCGCTAACATGGGTTTAATGGTCGAGGCCAACAGAGGAAAATACCGCAACCAAAGCTAATATAACATAGTTTTGAGGGCGATGCGATGCGTTTACATTACACAAAAGCAATGGCTTTAGTTGATGACAATTTTAATGCGGAAAGTGATGGTTTATTTAAAGGATATGCGGCTGCAACTGGGAATGTTGACTTAGGCGGCGATATTATTTTAAAAGGCGCGTTTAATGAATGGCTGCAAAATGCAGATGCTAGCCGCGTGCGCGTACTTTGGCAACATGACTGGGACAAGCCGATTGGCAAAACCTTATCCATGTATGAAGATGATAAAGGTTTGGCTGTTGAGGGTGAATTATTATTAGATATTCAAAAAGCACAAGAGGCGCGTACATTAGTTAAAAATAACGCGATTGATGGCTTGAGTATTGGTTATATGATTGATGATTTTGCATACGAAAATAATGTGCGTATCATCAAAAAGTTATCTGTTTTCGAGTTTAGTTTTGTGACATTTGCAATGAATCCTAATGCTATTGTAAATGACATGAAAAGTGCTAAACTAGATACCGTTAGAGATTGTGAGCATTACCTGCGCGATGTTTGTAAGTTATCACGCTCTGAAGCAAAAACGCTAATTAGTCGAATTAAGCAAAGTCGAGATGATGAGCCTAATTATGATGAAATAGCAGCTTCATTGTTGAAACTTAATCAAACATTACGAGGTTAATACCATGACTGATTTTATTACAGAAGTCAAAAAGCTAATGGACGAAACAGGCAATGCCGTTTCTCAATTACGCCAAAGCCAAGAACAAGCCATTGCTGAATTTAAAAAGCATGGCGAAACATTAGGCGAAACAAAAACCAAGCAAGATTTAATCGAAAAAGATATTGCAGGTTTAATTTTGTCTGTTCAAGAAATCAAAAAAGCGCAGTCTGTAAATAATTCACAGCCAAAAGATGGTTTAAGCGACGAGCAACGTGAAGCCAAAAGCGCGTTATTTAAACATATGCGCGGTGGTCGTTTATCGGATTCTGAGCAAAAAGCATTATCAACCATCACTAATCCAGATGGCGGTTATTTAACATCTCCCGATATGACTGGTCGAATTATTCAGCGTATTCATGATAATTCACCTGTTCGCCGTTTTGCTAATGTAAAAACCACAGGCAAAGACACT